AGTCACTCGAGCAGTTCACGCCGATGGCCCAGTATTTCCAAGCACAGATAAAGACCGTTATGGGCCGCCCAGCTATGAGTGGTCCCGGCGCACCGGGCAAGACGGCTCCGGGCGTTGAGGCGAGCCAGCAGGTTCAGGATAACGCCGTTAATCAGGTGACGAAAATCCTTGAGAACTTCCTACGCCAGTACGCGCTGGTCGCGCTCGACACCCTGCTCTCAGAGCAGGAGGGCATTGACCTCATCATCGTTGACGATGAAACCAAGAACGCCATCAACGACCTACGCCCCGGTACCATCGGTGCCGACAACAAGATCGAGATGGACTGGCAGCGCTTCTACGAGGCTGTCGAGACATGGAGTGCCGAGGTAACGGTCAGTCTCAGTTCCGACCAGATCAACGCCAAGAAGCGCGCCGACCTACAGGATATGCTGGTGGTACTGGCTCAGAACGCACAAGAGCTTGGCCCGGCTGCGGTCCAAAAGGTTCAGGAGATTACGAACATGCTGCTGCAAGACCAAGTACCTATGGTGGGGACACTTCCCTCCAGTGGTGCAGCCCCAATGGCACCCGCGCAGATGGCCGCTCCGCTGCCTCAAAACCCAGCTGTCGGCGTCACGCAATAAAATGCTTGCGCTTTAGGTAGCTGACGTGCTACGATTGCAACACGATGAGTTATATAGACCCTGAGGAGAATGTGCCGGTACGAAGTTTCTTCGACCCGACCGAACTCGCTGAAGACAAACGCTTTACCAAAGATGAAGAAGATGAGCGTACCCTCCGCCAGATTTACAAGGTACTGAAAGAGGGTATGGACGGGCTAGACCAGTGGCACGCATTCTCTGACGGCCACCGTCAGCTGTCCGAGCTAAAACTTAAGCAGGATATTCACGCGCACCAGATTGCTGCCGCGATTATTGCGCCTGCGCTAGAGGCGGCGGAACAGGCGCTCGCTACTGTGGACGAAAAATTTAGACAAAGGAATAAGAAATAATGGAAGATTTATTTGCAGCAATCCAACCGGGTAACGACGCAGGCACGCCTACGCCGCCAGCACCAGAGCCACCAACACCGGAAGTCCCAGAGCTACCAGCGAATACCGCCGAGCAGGTAAACGCCGAGGAAAAAGCCGACGAGGACGAATGGGGTGACGCAATTGATAATATTTTTCCCGGCTTACAAAAATCACAGGAGGAAGATAATGGGCAAGTTGACGCTACGAAAAAGTCTGAAGAAGCTGGCGCGGACAAAGGGGCTAACGAAAAAGCGAAATCTAACGAGGACGCAGGAAAATCCGGAGAAGATGGCGAGGAGGAAAGCGCTGACGGAACGGAAGAAGTATCTGGAGAAGATGAACAAACTGGCCCCCCAGAACTATCTGCCAGCGATCGGCAAGAACTAGAGCAGAGCGTTAAGTCTGAAATCTCGCAGAAGATGTTTACAGAGGAAATCAACGGTAAGCCCTTTATCGCGACCCCTGACGGCTCTAAGTATGGATTAGACGCCAATGGTCGTCCTGTCCTCGCCGACGCCGACGGCGACCCGATACGCGGTATCGACGACGTGATGAAGCTCGTCAACCCACGCACCGGCCAGCCATTCACTGAGGAACAGGCCGGTATGTGGCTGCTTAACGCTAACCAGAACATGCGCGAGAACCTGAACGAGATGAGCAACCAGATCAACGAGATCGCCTCTACCGGTATCACCATGAAAGAGGAAAGCGAAGCCGTCGCATGGCAGTACGGTGAACTGCTCAAGGCTATGCCCGATCTGCAAAAAGACCTCTGGGCCGACTACGAAAAAACACTCGTCAAGGACCCTAAGACCGGTATCGTCACTAAGGCCCCGATCTCACTTCAGAAGTTCTACGAGCGGGCGCTCACGCCTTACGCAGAACTGGCCCAAAAGCTAGAAACAGATACGGGAAACCCACAGCAAAGTCCCAACACGCGACAAGCCCCCGTGACGCCCCAAGCACCAGACCGGTCGTCTCAGGAGCAGGCTAGGCAGCAACGTCGCCAAGACCGTTCCGACATCTACGGAGGCGGCAAGGTCGATGACGCGACGGACGATGACAAGGAGTGGGGTGCGGCTGCGTCAGCTGTATTCGGCGATCAATTAAATGGATTAAGGAGGTAGAGATATGGCAGAATTAACTTTTGGTCAAAAAGCTGTGGGGCTGACGTTCAACCCTAGCGGTGACGAAGCAGTTATTAAAATTAAGCAGGGTTGTGCTGATCTCATTGACCAGCTCGACACACTCCGCAGTACCACCGCTGATGGTGAGGTCAAGCGCATGTGTGCCGTAGCGATCACTGAACTACAAACCGCGCAAATGTGGGGCGTCAAAGCCGTCACTTGGGAGACAAACTAATGCCACTAAACTGGGTAAACATTCGCACCGGACTAAAGACAGTCGCGGAAACTGAGCCGCAAATCGCCGCTCTATGGGCGAGTTCAGATCACTCACCAAACATCACACAGGGTCAGGACTTCGGTTGGCGTCTCGCACCAGAGGTCGTCGTAGAGATGAAGCAGATCATGGCCGACCTGCCAATGCTTGAACGTATCGCTGCGCGCTTCAAAAAGGGCGTCGAAGACTTAGGCGAGATCGATATTCTTCACTGGATTAGCAACAAGACGACGATGGACGCGGCACCGACAGTAGATGTTAGCGACTTCGCTGATGACTACGATCGCCAAGTTCGGCTGCTTGAGGGCAAGCCAGAAGCCGGTATCGCCGCTGCGCCTATGACGGACGAGGAACTGCTCGCTGAGCTTGCAAGCCGCGGATTGGCCGCCCCAACTGCCACAACTGTGAAAAAAACTACGGATACTAAGACTACCGGTCCTGTAAAATAGGAAACGTTAATTAACGAAAAGGAGGCTATTATGGCTGACGAACAAGAAACAACAACGACCACTAGCACAAGCACCACCACTACGACTACTGGCAATCCTAGCACCACTCAGAATAACTCGAGCACACTAACTGTTGAGCCAGCTATGCCGACTGATATGGTTCCAAGCAACGCGAAGCCTGCCGGTTCCGCCAGCATGGGTGTCGCTGAGCCAGCGAACGACCCAACAACGAACGACGATCTTCAGACCGCCGACGAGCGCATTGCCTCAGCACGCGCGACCGCCATGGCTAACCACGCTGTCGATCACCCGGAGAGCACCGGCGAAACATCTACCGAAGAAGAAGTCGCTTAGTAACGCGACCACTGGGGGGCGACATTAACAGTGTCGCTCTCATAGGTGTAAAACTGATCTTCCGGACTGTATAAAAACAGTCCGGTTTTTTCATCAAACTCATCTTCGATTGCCTTGAACATATAGCGGTGCGCGTCGGCGGCGTGGCTCACGCTCTTGTGTTCCGGCCCCATGTAGTCACCTGTCAGTGCATTATACTTACGTTTATAGAGACGGAGCTTTCGTATCAGATCTTCAGTCGTGGCCTGATTAAACTCTGTCTGAGCAGTGCGCCCGACGGCCCGTTTAATGCCCTCCTCTTTCAACTCACGCCGGAGGACACTACTGTTAGGCAGGCCAAGCTGTCTGATCTTCTCAACACGCTCGATGGCGTCACTATCGCGAACCGCGCCGTCATGTGGCAGGAAGTTCCACATGATGTTATACGGCTTCCCCTTGACGACTGAGACGGTGCTCTCGTAAGCGACGTTGTGTGTCTCGAAGTAGTCGATGACACGGGGGACCTTGTTGATGTACTGCCAAAAGGCGACGGCCAGCATATCGCTCATACCAAGGTCCCAGCTCGTAAAGGCAGGGTACGCCGGGTCGTAGGGGAAGCGGCCAATCCTGCCGTTTTGCAAGGCTATCGCGAGCGCCGGACCGTAGTAGCTGGTGGCGCTTACCTGTCCCCAGTCACACATGTACTCCTGACGCCACATGAAGTCGTTGCCGTTCTTGGCAATCGTCTCTTGGCGTAACTCCTCAAGTAGCTCGGCACTAAGGTAACGATCGGCGGTGATGATACTAGCGTACTGCGTCTTTGGCCCCTTGGTCCAGTTAGCAAGCGCCCGGTCGAATAAAATCTTGAACGTACCACCCGAGATACCATCGATCTTCGGTGTGGACTGAAGAATAACCTGACCCCCGTTGACTGCGACGATCGGGCGGATAACGTCAAGCGCTGCACCCGGAATATCGACGAACTCAGAGAAGATGTAAAGCTTACCGTTCGCGCCACGCAGAGCGTCTGGGTCGGTGGCACCAAGGACTTGGAACGTCGAGCCGTTCTTAAGCGTGATACGCATGTTGTTGTTGTCGCGCGCGGCGACGAGGCTGACAGGTATGTGGTCGATCGTCTGCATACCGTCATTCTCAACGTTGTTCCAGAATGAGTTTTTACCCTGCTCCTTGGTCGGGAACACGAGCACGACGTTCATCGGCTTCTCGACCATCTTCTTGACGGCGTACCCAAAGCAAGTAAAGTCCTTGCCACCACGACGCGACCAACAGAGGACGGCGAGTGATACCCCATTATCGAGGGCCGACAGCGCTTCGGCCTGATAGTTGCGAGGTTCAAAGTTTACGGGTATATTCATTCGATCATTCCTAAGAACTTTTCCTCGGCGCTCTTTCGGACCTTGATCGCCATGGTGAGGCTGACGAACCAACCGAGATGTATGCGCCGACTGTGTACTGTTATCGTAGCATGATAACGACGTTTTGCCTTATGGTAATATATTCCCGGCACGCCCACTTTATTGTCGGCGCGCACCCCTCTTGCGCTGTAACTGTTTTGATATGCCATACTTATGCTTGATTATGCCACCCGCTTTGCTTGGCGTCTAGTACCATAGGCATTATGATAAAGTCAAGAACACCAAAATTGTTCGATACATAAATTAACAAAGGGGTCAAAATATCATGGCGTTTAGCTACGGTACAAAAACCGCCAACATTATGGATATTCCACTAGCGATCAGCTCAGTGGTCACACCTTATCTTGGCGACAACGGCTACAAGTTTGATGGCGTGAACTCAGTTCGCGTTCTTTCTGTAGCTGATGGAACCCTGTCGGACTACGACGAAACTAACGCAAGCACACCATTCGGTGCCGCTACGCTGGTCGTCCCGAACGAACAGGTCCTACAGTTGGCATACAACAAAGCTATGCTTTTGCGTATCCAGCGCACACAAATTCAGGACATTCCTGTTGGTCAGTTCGCAAAGCAGGTCGCTTTGCAGCAGGCTAACGATGTGTTTGTCCCTGCCCACGACGCATACTCGTTGGCAAAAATCTGGGCAGCTCGTCCAGCTGCTAACGTTGTTGCTCTTGACACTACCGACGTCGGTGGTGGAAACGGCGTCAGCGGTTACGCGCTTTCGTTCAGCAAGATGGTCAGCAAGGCCCGTACGAACGCTGGTGGTAACGTAAGCAATCTTATTGCTTGGGTTACATACACGTTCAAAGACACGGCCGGTGCTCAGATCAACTTCACCGGTTCTGAAGTTGGTTACGCTAACGGTAAGAACGGCTACCTCGGCAAGCTCGCTGGTGTACCAACGGTTGAAATTCCTGACAGCTACCTGTTCGCAGGTGTCCTCGCTCTCGTCGTAGACAAGCGTGCTGTCATCAACGTGACGCCTAAGATGGACCCTAAGGCTGGTGGTATGACTATCATCGACCCAGTACCGGGCTTCTCAGGTATCGAAATCCAGTTGCGCGACCGAAGCGACACGTTCGTTCTGAACAAGAAAGTCAACTCTGTTGCCTCCCTTGAGAACGCCGCAAGCACCACCACCAGCACAACTGCGACAACCGTAACCGCTGGTCCTTAGTCCTTAAGGGTCTAACGGTGAAAGTAATATTGGCGCAGCCCTCTATCCCCCGGTTCAGCTGGGAGCTAGAGGTGCTGCTTACCAATATTCGTCAGTTCACTGACATGGAAGTGATCTTGCTTTTCAGTAAGCCACACGACTACGACAAGTCCGTACCTCAACATTTGGTTCGCAAATACCAAGGGGTGCGGGCTTTCGTCTATGAGGATAACCGCTTTGATAAGAGTTACATTCCCTCAATCCGGCCCTACCTGTGGTGGCAGTACCTCAAGGCAGACCCGGCGCGCGAGAATGAAACGTACTTTTACATCGACAGCGACGTGATATTCCGCGAGTGGCCCGACTTCAGTGCCATGCAAGTAAACGCCCTGCACTGGGCCGGGTCCAACTGCGATAGCTACATCGGTTACGACTACCTGAAACAGGTGACGCAGGGAGACGCGATCATCGGACGCATGGCTAGCTACTGCGGTATCGAGCCAAAGCAGATGATCGGCGTGCCCGGCATTGGCGCACAGCTCGTGATCGCTAACCCGACCGCGGAGATGTGGCAGAAGTCGTACAACCGAAGCAATATACTCTGGCACTACCTCGACGGAGTGAACAGTAATATCCAGAAATGGACGGCGGAGATGTGGGCACAGCTTTGGACGTGGGTAGAGCATGGTATCACGCTCGACATGCCCGACGAACTGAACTTTTGCTGGGCCACCGACCCACTCGATAGGTGGGAGAACACAAAAATTATGCACAACTCGGGCGTCACAGAGGACACCGGCAAGCTATTCTTCAAAGGCAAGTATCGGGACTACACCCCATTCGGCGAAGACTTCAGCTGGGTTGATACAAAAAAGTGTTCAAGAAAATATGTAGACGCAATAGAAAAGGTGATACGATAACCATAAGGAATAACAAAAATGAGCAATTATAATAACCTATCGGTAAGTAACGGCAGTGGTGACGCGTCACTCATGCACCTACAAAGCAACCGCGCTGTTGGCGCTACCGTCTTCACTGTAGACAGCGTTACGAACGTTCCAAACTTCTTTATCGCTACTGCCGGTACTTTGTTGCCTACTGGTTTTATCGACCCCTCAACGAAGACTGACTTCTTCGGTCACGTCTCAGGAGCTACCCTGATACTCGACGCACTCTGCCCCGGTAGCGCCGACACCGGCAACACGTCGGGACAGGTCGTCGTCATCAAGCCGAACAGCGAATGGGCTAACCTCGTCGCACAGTTCGTCAAGAATGCCTCCGGCAACGGTACGCCAGAGAACATGACGGCCGCTACGCTTACGGCAAACGATCTCGAGACCGCCACCATGAAAGCAACGGGCACCGTTGAGTTCGACGGCCTAGTAAAGGTCGTCGGCGCGTCTTACAGCGTCGCTCAGTCAGTCGCCAGCGTTGACGCCTCGGGCAACATCACGCCGAACGCTCAGGTGTTCCGTGTCACCGCACTCGCGGCGAACGCGACGGTACAGGTTCCAAGCTTCGCAGCCCAAGACGGTATGACAGGCGAGCTACGCCTATCTGACAACGGCACCGGTCGCACCCTGACGTGGGCCGCTGGCTGGAAGCCGATCGGATTAACGCTACCGACTACGACGAACGGCTACGCTTTCACGTATGTCTCTTACGAGTACAGCGCAAGCGATAGTAAATGGCACGTAACCGGCGTGGCTAGGGCATAGGGTCTGAGCCATGTCTACTTGGTCCCGCACATATAGTAACGGTAGTTACTATCCCAATTGGCACCTCGACTTAGACTACACTTTAAATTCCCAAAACTCAGCTGCAAATACCTCGAACATCAGTCTCCACCTCTATACTTGGGCCGACAGCGGGGCCTACTCGCAGAGCGGGTTATGGGACCCCCGTATCTACCTGAACGGCAACCAAGTCGCCGGTAGCCAGCAGAACCGCGGTGTCTCTGGCTCAGGCCGAGTAGATATGGCGGACTGGCAAGGTGATGTTGGTCACGACGCCAACGGCAACCTGACGATCAATATTGGCGACTACATGAACGCCCCAGTGAACGAGGCCACGACGGCCTCGATCAACTGGACACTGCCGCAAATCCCCCGGTACGCCAATATCGATGGCGGACCAAATTTTGATGACGTAACCGACGAATGGATTAGGGTGGCGTGGCACGCTGACCGCTCGGTGGATTATGTCACGTGGTGGAGCAACGCCTACGACGGAGGTGCACACCATGATACGCCAGCCAGCGGGCAAGGTTGGTTCTACGCTGACCTCCATAACTTGAAATCAAATACTCAGTATGACTTTATAGTAGCCGTAAGGAACGCAGCCAGCGGACTTTGGACACAGAGTGGTACGGCTTATGCGACGACGAAAGCACAAAACAACATAATGGGGAAAAGGATTTTATAATGGACGCTACGAGGATAATAGAGCTAGCCATAGGGGGAGCTGGAGCGCTTGCTCTATTCTGGTCAGGTTTTAAGGGTAATCTAAGTAACGATACGATCAGGTTAATGAAAGCGAATAAGCAAGCGCAGGACGACGCTATCGCAATCCTCCGCGCGGAGCTGACTGAACATGAGCGGGACGCCAAAGATCGCGACGGCAAGCTATCTCACCTTACTGGTCAGGTACAAACCTTAAAGGATATTCCACTGGCGCAGATCGCCAAGAGCCTTGAGATCGTCAGCCAGACCCACCTTGATATGCAATCATTCTTGAAAGAGCACCAAGATAACGCGGTCGTCCTAGCCGATCGTATCTCGGATAAAATAATTAAATCACTCAAGGAGAAGAAGTAATGGCAGTATCAATCGATTTCCCAAGAGGCGACGCAATCACGCATACGTTCAGTATGCCAGCCGACGCGTGGAGTTCAGGTGGCAAGCTACGCTTCATGGCGAAGCCTGCGATCGATGACGACAATACGGACGCCACAGCGGTCATTACACAGGAATGGGACGACAGCGTGGTAACAGACGCTACTATCAACGGTGTCACCTATAAGAAATACACCTGCTATTTTCCACCGAGCGCGACCAACAGTATCATAAGCAACGGTGCCGCAAGCGCTAATTACGTCGGTGAGTTCCAGTGGGTCAGCCAAGCCGGTGTTCCTACGACATTCCCACCAAACGACCCTAAGCTAACTGTCACCGTTTACTTCGATATTATCCGGGAGACTAACTAAAATGGCTGATGTCGTCATAACTACCGCCGGTGGCACAGCTGCTACCGTTACCGCTGGAACAACGGCAGCGATATTAGTTGACGGCGCACTCCGCGGACCACAGGGCAACCCGGGTCCCGCCGGTCCTAGCGGACCACAAGGCCCTGCCGGTATTCCCGGTCCTGTTGGCCCTGCCGGTGCACCCGGCTCTACCGGTGCCGCCTCAACCGTACCCGGGCCTCAGGGTCCCGTTGGTCCGACCGGCCCCGCCGGTCCTGCTGGCCCACAGGGTGCCGCTTCAACGGTCGCCGGGCCACAAGGACCTGCTGGCCCCGCCGGTCCTGCCGGTCCTCAAGGGGCGGCTTCGACTGTGGCTGGACCGACCGGTCCGGCAGGTCCGACTGGACCGCAAGGTGCGACTGGTCCTGCTGGCCCTGCAGCGACTGTTGCCGTAGGGACGACCACGACAGGTGCAGCCGGTTCATCAGCCAGCGTCACGAACTCTGGCACGTCTTCGGCCGCTACCTTCAACTTCACCGTCCCACAGGGTGCGACTGGTGCCACGGGAGCCACTGGTCCTGCTGGCCCAGCGGGACCGACCGGACCAACGGGTGCGACAGGTCCTCAGGGCACAGCCGGAGCAACCGGCCCTACAGGACCGACCGGACCAGCTGGTGCTAACGGCCAAGGCGTCCCGACTGGTGGTACGGCGAACCAAGTCCTCGCTAAGATCGACGCCACGGACTACAACACGCAGTGGGTGACACCTGCTGAGGAGTGGACGCTCCTTGCCGAGATAAAGTCGGGAACTAACACGAGCTACGTTGTCCCTAATGCCCTCGACATTGACGTTTCCGCCTACCGAGAAATCCGTATCGAGGGTATCGCTACTCCACAGAATAATAACCCAACGAACGCAGCCTTTACTCCCTGTATTCGTTTTAATAACGCCAAGGCCGATTATTACGGCGTGGTCTATAATGACAGCGCAAACTTCTATGCTAATTCCGAGCCATTCATGCGCCTAATTCGTTCCGGCGGGTCCGTGAACCAATTTCAGCATCGTATCAGCCTTGCGGGCATTTTCAATGCCGTTGTCGGACAGGGAACGTGGCCTAGCCCGACCGCTGCACGCAACACTACCATGTCGGGGGTATGGCAACCGGCCACCCGCGTCGCCGTCACGAGTTTGCAATTTGGTGACTGGATCTACAGTCCCACTAATGGGTATTTCTATACTGGCAGTAATACCTATGTCCAGATATGGGGTAAAGCATAATGATAGCCACGAAAACATAGCTATCATCAACCAATATAATTAAGGAGTCAATTATGACTGTAGTATCAGGAACAACCGAACAAGCACCGGACGTGCTTACCCACACATCACCAGCTGACACGACTGCCACCGGACAGTATGCAGGAAAGGCTGACACGTTCGCCCTCGTGTCCTACACGAACACCGGCAACGTCAACCAGACCGTCACGCTGAGCACTTCTGCCCTCTATAACGTCGATAGCGCGAGCGCCACGTTCGATGACAACGGCACCAGCACTATCACGCTGACGCCAAACCAGTCGGCCAACGCGACACTGAAACTGACACCACGTAACCTCGTCGGGGTCAACTACTCTGTTACCGTTGACGACGTGTGGGCGAAAGCCTAGCTACCAAGGGGCGGTTCTTCCGCCCCTTTTATTGCTATAGGGATAAATGCGCCGAACTGTTATAATGCAAAACATAAGGGGAACGCAAAATGTCAATGAATTTTATCGACGTTGCTAGCTATCAAGCGCCGCTTGATCTACGTAATGTCAATTACGACGGAGTGGCGATCAAAGCCACCGAGGGTAACAACTACGTGAACCCGTATTGCGATACGCATTACCAAGAGGCCAAGAGCCAAGGGAAGAAGCGCGCGGTCTACCACTTCTACGACTTCGGGATAGACCCTGTTACACAGGCTAATTACTTCGTCGATAACTGCGCCGGGTATATCCGCGACGCTGTTTTCGTGCTCGACTGGGAGGGTTCTGGTGTCGCTGACGTGGGCCAAGCGCTCGCCTTTTTGCAGCAGGTAGAAGCCCGCACAGGGGTAAAACCAGCGATCTACATGTCGCAGTGGGTTGAGAACACCTACGACTGGTCGCCGGTGGTCAACAATAACAACGGGCTATGGATAGCCTGTTACTCGAATTGGGAGATCAACAACCATGCCCATGATTGGGATATGTCAAATGCAGGCCAAGCGCCTAATGTTACGCATTGGTCGTTCTACTTTATGTGGCAGTGGACCTCGACAGGTTTTCTCAGTGGCTACACTGGCAACCTCGACTGTGATATTGCATTCGTCACGCCTGAGGCGTGGGACGCTTACGCTGGTGTCCAAGCACCTGCCGCTGCTCCTGAGACAACTACGACGACTACCACAACAACCACGACTACTGAAGCGCCGACTACTACTACTACGACGACGGTGGCTCCTGTGGAGCCTGAACCGACGACTACGGAAGCTCCAAGCACTACGACAACTACCACTAGTCCCCAACCTGCTATCGCTACCACAACAAGTGCGCCTCAGGTCACAGGGGCTACGACAACTGGAGCGCCTCAGGAAGCTGAATGGCAAACTTGGGGTCAATGGATAGGGCAGTTGATTAAAGCATTAATAGAAAGGTTACAAGGAAAAAAGAGATGATTGACGCAAACTTATTTATCGGAGCTGTTATAGTTGCTCTCGTACAAGCTATCAAAGAGGTATTCCCCGGCGTACAGGGTGCCATCACGACGATCGTAGCGGCTCTCGTAGGTGCACTGATCGCATTACTTGCCCCTCATATCGGCGTCGTATCCGTCAGCATTGCTATGGGCGTCCTTGACGGCTTAGCTGCCGCCGGTGTCCATACTGTTGTGACAAATTCCACTACACCAAAAAGCTAGTGTATAATACAGACAAAGCCCGGACTGCCTGCGTTTCGGGCTTTTTACTTGGAAAAAAAATAATCCAGTGGTCTCGCAGTACCACTGGATTATTTTTTGCAAATGTATGGACACTGGCGACCCGACCTGAGCCGGTGACATTGCGCTGGTCATGTCCAGCGATTGAACGCCTCGTGCGTTGCCGCCAATCTTGTATTAGTATAATCGTTTTTGTGTTTTACTTTGGAAGTTATATACGTCCTCTATCGAGCGGAGGCAGGTGCGGACCGCCGCTGCGGGACGGAATAACTCGCGAGCACTTTCGCGATCTAGCTTACTGAGAAACAAATCGTAATCGAAGTTCTCGCTATCTTTGAACAACCCCAATAGCGAGTGAGCCATCGGTGCATTCATTTTAACATTTGTTTTATCGATTATCTCCTGCAAACGCGAGAGTGCCCAGTTGGCCTCGGCCTCGTCCTCGACGAAGAACTCGCCGCGTCGAAAATCTAGGTCCAACTGGTGTCGCTGACCGCCAGCTAGGTAGACACGAATAATGCTTGGTGCAATCTTCGGGTACCGGTTGACGTACTCAAGGAATATCTTATAATCATCTCGACCGCTCTCGGAGTAGCTGCGAGCAAAGTCCAACAGGGTCCAGCGTCGCTGGGTGAAGTTTAATACGCGCGTTTCATCGAGCGTCGCGCCGGGCGTCACAATGTAATACAGGGGAACGCCAAGCTCTTGGGCCGCCAGTCGTCGGTGTTGGCCGTCGATGATGAAAAAGTGCTCGTTTACTTGGATTGGGCTACTCGGTAGAAGCTGTGGGTCGGCCTCCATGCTGCGCTTCAGGCGCTTCACGTGGTTGTAATCGACCGGACGGTTGCCCGCCATCAGCTTGAATTTCAGGTAGTCAGTCGTAACTTGGATTTGTGGAATTTCGATGTCGTTTGCCTGCTGAGGCTGTGTGGCCTCAGCAGGTTTAGTGATTTGTGCCTGCGTCATAGTAGTCTCCTATTACTATTCTGTGGTATCTGGCGCGTCTGGAGCGTCAGCTACCTCGTTAGGTTCATCTGTCAGTGGGTTTATCTTAAACTGCTTCTGGCCCCAGTTCTTGCCCTCGTTTTTCTTCAGGGTGTAGAAGATGTAGCTGTTTTCGCCGTCTTCGATCTCATACTCGTGCAACGTGCCATCTTCGAGCAATAGCTTCACGGCGATCAGGGTATCGTGGGCTGAGTGGCCGCCTAGCCAGTTTGACAGGTAGTTTTCCTCCATGTCTTTCTCTTGCTCGTTGAGCTTCTCGAACGCATAGGTCAGCGCTTCCTTAAGGTACTCGATCTCCGGGCCGAAGCTCCACGTGAGACCGTCAGCAATGAAGTGAGCGTGCTGGTCCTCTTGGTCCATGTCGCTGATGTAGCCGAGGTCAACGGCAGCCCAGATTGCCGTGTTGATGTCGATTGGTCCCATCTGAAACAGTGAGATGATTTCCGGCAGTGTCTTTTCCGAGTACACCTCCACCAGATATGCAAACTTCTGTGCGTTTTGTTTAATTCGTTCGTTAAATTTATCAGCCATTACCAGCCTCCACTTATTTTATTGTTGCTTGGGTCCATGTAGGCCCCTACTTCTACTCCAGCCGGGACTTCGCCCTTGATTGGGTGCAGGTTCGTCGTCGTGAACGGTTCCGTTACCAGCTTCTCTTGGAGCGCCTCCTCAAGGTACTCGAAGAACTCCTTGTCTGGCTCGACGCGTATAACGACGAACTGGCGTGTGCTGAAGTTTAGACATACGTAGTCGCACCACTTGGCACCGCTAGCGAATAGCTGGCCCTGTATCTGCTTCCAGTGTTTGTCTGGTACGCCCGAGATAAGCACCTCCGTAAAGGTATTATCTTTGACGATTTTGATTTCTAGCAAGCCGACCATCTCCAGCTTACCATCGGTCTTGCCGACGATGATACGGTCCGGGCTGGCAACGAAGAACTCATTGTACCAGCAGCCACACTCGTCGATCGTCCATTCGGGGTGCAGGTCAGCGTACTGCTTGGCCGCAAAGTCCTCATAGTCGGTACCGTCTTGCATGGCTTCGGTGACGTAGGTACTGAAGCTGACGCCGAACTGTCGCTCGAACATCAGCTCTTTCTCATAATCGAGCCGAGCCTTGAGCGGCTTGCCCGCGCCGGTTTTGGCTTTGCTCACGGCCAGCCAATCGCTGAGCCGTGAAGCAGTTACCTTACCGAGACGGGCCTGAAACCACTCTGGTGATTTCTGCGGTGCGCCTAAATATTCAAATTCCATCTCAGTCCCTACCAACTCTTAGGAATACCGGTAGCGCCCTCGCTAGGGAATGGCTCAGAACCGGGGAAAATCTTATCGACGTTTGACTTGGTGATCTGGTCGTCTTTCGGCATGAGTTCAGGGCGCTCTTTCGGCTCATAACCGTAGACGTTCTTGTTGATCGATGGACGGGTTGAGCCGTCAGCTGCGGTGTAGGTACGAGTTGGGTCAGGGTACTTCGTGAACCAGCACTCACCGCCGACCAGCTTCTCAGACAGGGTAGCTACCAGCTCCTCTGTGCTTTTCACGGCGTCGATAGTGGCGCGGGCTTCCTCTTTCTTATCCTCAGGCGCATTGTGGACGTAAATCTGGCGCAGAACGTTGAATGAGTAGTTAGCCGCCTTATCGGTCGTGAACCAGACGCGAGCGGTATCTTCTTCTTCGTTCGGGCCGAGCACCGTCACCTCGACGTACTCCTTACCGTTTTCTGGGTCGTCGTCGGTGAAGCCCTGCTCAATGAAGCCGATCTGAACCTTGTGGCGGCCAAAACCGAGCCAGTTATTGTCGCTAAACTCTTTCACTTCTTTTGTCTCATCTGTAAATTTCATAGGTTATTTCTCCTTGGTTGGTTGAATATGTTTAGTGATTTTTAAATAGTCGTTACTGTCATAGCTAGTAATATCGACATCGAACTTGGCCGTATCCAGATCGCCAAACCCAGCGTGCCTCATTAGCTCGGGGTGGTTATCCACAAGGGCCACTTTCAACAGGTCGATGGTCTCAGCTTTGGTAAGTGTGATTTTCATTACTTCCTCGCTTGTCCAATCTTAACTTTCTTACTTGGCAGTTCCCAGCCAGCCGACCGTAGGAACGGCTCAATCGTGCCGTATTCCACGTTGCCAGCCATCACTGTCCGCTTACTTACTACATGTGCCCGGTACTTCTCGCCGTCGTAGCTCGTCAAGATCAGGCCGTCCGCAAAGCGGGTAAACTGCCTGATCGACTTCAGCTCTGAAGCGAGGATAATTGAACCGGAAACGTCATCGACCTGACGTTTTGTATAGGTAAGCACAATAACGTTCTTCGGTAAGCTCCACAGCGTCTCAGAAAATGCAGCCATACGCTTGTTGAACTGACCGGTTAATTTACCATAGGGAACGTCCGTCAGGGCGGTTGCCTGTTGGCCGGTCTCTTGGTTCCACTGCTCGAGCACCACTTTCTCGAACATATCAGCAATACCCTCGATGGTGTCGATCACCAGCGTGTCGTATTCGTCGCTCGAGGCAAAAAACGTGATCGCCTGTAGTAGCACCTCGCGGCCCGTCACCTCGATAGCGTGTAGGCCCGCTTTGGCAGCGTTGCCGTCGGTGCTCAGGAACAGCGGGCGCGGCGCTTTGGCGGCAAGGGTCGTCTTGCCGGTCATCGGGTCGCCCATCACGATAAACTTGCTTGGTGCAGCAGGTTTGCCTTTACTGATTAAATCTTGTATATCACTCATGGTTCATCTCCTTAATTCGGTTTCTTAATATGCTTATGAACGGGTAATCTCTCTAGTGCGGTTGATGTGATGAGATACGCGGCCCCATCGACCAAGAGAACTTGGCCGGGGTTGGCTATCGTTATCTGCTGTTTGCGGCGTGGCTTTCGCAATGAATGTAGGTGCCTGCGTAGCCAGTTCATTATTCAGCCTCTACCGGGTGGTTCTTGATGTATTCGATAACTGCTTTGCGAATGAGCTGACCTTGGGTAATCTCGGCGCTTTCGATGTATTCTTCGACCCGTTCTTTCAGGTCACTATCGACACGTCCACCGAGCCAATCGTCTTTAACTTTATTTGCCATTTAATCCTCCTCTGGCTCTAATCGTTTTTGTTCTTGGTCGTAAAACCACGCTTCCCATTCGGGGCTACCTATTTCCATGGCTAGCCTCCTTGTGAGCGTTCCAGTCGGCGGCCATAATGGTAATCCAACCGAGCAAGAACGCTATCACATACCACCAGATCGCGTCTGCGCCGTGGTAGTTCGCTATCAGGAGTAGCCCGAACAGAAAGGCGGTTATCAGGTTTCTCATAATCCCACTGATAAATCCGACGATCAAACAAATTGCTAGTAATATCATGCCTGCTGCTCCTTTACGTTATTGATTGTAGCACGTTATGCAAAACAATGCAACACTTTTATGGGCTAAATAGTAATTCCAGTACGTCTTCACGGCTCATGCCCTGTGCCCGCCAGCTCTTAATGAACCGTTGGCACAGGTCCCAGTCGTACACGACGGTCCGGCGGCCGTTCCACGTCAGTACCTTTGGCTGGAACTCTTTATCGTCTGATGGTGTCATTCTACTGCACGCCTCCTGCGGCGGGTTGGATATTTCCGGCCGCCGGTTGCAGGTTATCGACACGCTTCCCGGTAGGGTGATCGCTAGTTTGCAAGATGGGGTTATGGTATACCCACGTCGTCGTGTTATGAGCGGTTACGAAGTCCTCTATCAATCCGACCCCATATCCGGCAAGTAGTGCCATGGGAAACATCATCACGAACAGGAACCTCTTATTTTTCAGTAATTTTTTCATACTTTCTCCTTTGTGTCTTGCTTAGTAGTGAGGGTGGCGATACGGTCTAGGTAATACTTTTGTACCTTTATAAATGGCGTGCAAGCTACACGTTCTAGCTCGTCTATCCTTGCCTCAGTTACCTTTTGGGAGATAAGAGCCAGCAACTCATCATGGAACTTCCCTCTTTTCAGTACGTTCAGCATATAAACTTCGTACTTATCTAATATGTCGATTATCTCCTCCCTCAACCCCTCATCGTCTGACTTATCCATAAGTGCCTGCCTTTTCTCCATCGAACCCTCGACGGCTTTTTTAATGTTTTTAGGGTCGGTGACGAATGCGAGGAGGTCAGCTTGGGACAACCCCTCATCGTCTGATGGTGTATGGCTCATTTTCTCCTCCTTAACGTGAGTTGGTAGTTCTTTGGCTGAACGCGTTTACCGTTCTTGAATAGCTGAATGAACCCTGCCGAACCAGTCTTAATGACGTACTCATCAAAAGACTTTTGTAGGCGGAGGGGTTTACGCTTACTCATTACTTCTTACCTCCTTTGTATTCTGTAGCCCCTGCGTCGTATCACTCATCATTCGTCTCCTCCATTTACGATAGTGCGTTGCTCTACGCCCCAGCGCTCATCAGCGCCATTGTTCTGAACCTCGTCGAGCAGTATTTGTAGGCTCATAGCCGTAAACCCGAGGCAGCGACAGATCATGCTGCCGACCCGTGTCTCAGCTCGCTCTAGGAGGCGCTCACCGATAGTCACTAAGTCCATTGGTCTATTCCTTAATGTTTCCAGCCTCTAGCGCGGCCTTATACCACTGATCGGTCTGGAAGTTAGTTTTGTTGCGCAGGGCACTCCATATTTCCCGCTCGACAGTCTGCGGCGCACAGAGCAGGTAGATGGTCATTTTTTTGGTTTGACCAGAACGGTTAGTACGTCCGATCGACTGCTCATAATCGCTATAGCTATACGTAGGCGAGAAATAAATCGTAGTGGCCGCGTATGTAAGCTCAATACCTGTACTGCCGCTTTGGTACTGGGCAAGAGTAATAGTACGCTCAAGATCGTTCCATTGCGGTTTGTTTGGTATTTCATGCTTCTCTCCGTCCTGCCGAAATACTGTCCGGCCCTTGTGCTTGCGCTTAATCATATCGAGTATGGCGTCGCGCTCGCTTGCATAGTTATAAAAGATCACACAGTTGTCACTCACGCCCTCGAGGAAGTCGTCGAGCCACGCGATCTTCGGTGCGGCCAGCGATTGCCGGAGCGCATGGAGCAGGGCGCTTGAGTTATCAAGGAACCTGTCGCCGAAGACACGCTTGCGCTCAACCTCGTGGTACTCCTTGGTAATCGGGAGGCTCACCGGTACGAACGTGATCGGCGGCAGATCGAGCGCCGCCTGCTTATTGAGCGGCTTGGCAATCTTATTCCAGTAGCGCTTCAGTTCGTCCTCGTGGTAGTAGCCGATGATTTCCGGAAACCCCTTATAGTTCTGAACGTTGCAATAGCGTTTCTTGAACTCGGTGATATGTCGGACCATGCCAAATATCTTCAGGTAGTTCGCGGCGTCAATCCAACCGTTCGGCATAGGGGTCGCACTCAGGCCCACGAAGAAGTCGGCACGCTTGCCCACCTCATACACGCGGCGTCCGGCGTTGGCCCCGGGGTTTTTGGCCTTATGCACCTCGTCGCATATCATAGCGAAGTTGTCGGGGTGATCGGCCAGCCACGTCTCGTAAAGGCCACGCTTGCCCGCCCGGTATTGTTGCGGACTTGGCTTTCTGCTAAATTTCTCATAGCTAACGATCATATACTCAGGCATAATACGACCTGAGAAGTATTCTTGCACGTCACGCTCCCAGTCGCCAGAGTTCGCTTTAGAAGCGGGCGCGACGATCAGAAGCGGCTTCAGGTACGCATGATGGTCATAGTGCGCAAGCGCCATGAACGTCTTGCCCGTACCGGTATCGGCGGCAAAGAGATACTTTGGCGGCAGCCCCCGTAGATAATCGATCTGATAATCATACAGGGTTACAGGTGCCTCGCCGGTCAGTGTGTTATGGGTTGATAGTAGTTGTCGTGTCATTATTAAATTTTACCTATTAGGAGGTTGTCCATGGAATTAACGGTTATAATGGTTGTCTGGTTTGCGGCATGGTCTATCGGTAGACTGCTCCACGCCCTAGTCACTCGGTATGTACGTGACGTGTATTTTGACCCGTTTTGGCCTACGTACTCGGACCACTACTCCCGTAGATAGTCCGAGCCGCGTCACCTCAATTTTGCGCGTTGGTTCTGTTGTTGCTTTGCTCATAGTTGCCCCCATTGATAAATTTTATAAACTTTAAGCTTGTGTTTTTATAGCGTATGCCGTTCGCATGGCGGCACGTTTTCCACAGTTCGAGTTCGTTGGTGTTTAAGTTTAACAGCGTGTGTGTATGGGTGTTCTTGTCGCATGATAGATGTCTGTAGCCTGCGTAATACATCATGCAATGCTTCATGCTATCCCCTCACGATCTTAGTTAAGAATTAAAGTGCTAAACTTTCCCCCTTTCACCTCTGTTAATTTCGCCTGCGTGAAGTATTCACGTTATCTTTATCATAGGCCCATTCGCATAACAATGCAACACTACTTTTTGCCCGGCCAATTCTCATTGGTCCAGCTCCTTTCCAAGGTCCTCGAGTAGCTTGCTAAAATCGTCGGCCACAAATCCCGGGTGCGTTTCGATCATCTGGCCGACGCCGTGGTGCTCGTAGTAATTAATCAGCCCGCGTATGTTGTCTTTCAGTTCGTCGCTCATAGCCGCCTACTCCTCGTCGTACCCGTCAAACCAGCCGTCACCATGGGTTGAGGGGTCATTACAGTGCTCCCGCGCCTCCGCTAGCGTCAGGCCGGTATCGATCACCTCAGCCGGTCGATCGTCTTGGTAGAAGCGGATAATCTTATAAGTTGCCATTTCTTTAGTCCTCCATTCTTAGTGTGCTATGCTTTTGCGCCCATTCGTGGCCGCGGTCGTTAATATACTTGCTTACGTCATCGGCAAGGCTGATATAGCCGACGCCGATAATGCCGTTCAATGCGATTATCCTATCGATCACTCGCGTTAAGGTAATGTCACCATTCTTTAAAAGCTTGTCAAGTTCATCGTCACTCATGCGGGTACCTCCATCGGTCCATCAGTTAATTGTATTGGCACTTTACCGGCTTGAAACAGGTACAAAATCCAGTTGCGGCGCGCCACAAACCAGCCGTGTGGCAGCGCCTCAGTCATGCGCTTGGCGGTTGTCATGGTATGCCAGCCGCCCGTATCCAGCGTGTACGTGTTCGTCTTGGCGTCATAGCTCACGACATACGTGGCGTGATAGCGGACCCGGAAGCTCCCATCAGGCTCGTCAAAGCGGCGCGTCTTGGTCGCAATCAGCTTGCCCTTATTCACCGGCGTCGCCGTGTCACGTACCAAAATGTCTTGCCCGGTGCTAAACACGTTACTTGTCGGCGTGTATACCACGAAAATGTCGCCGTGTTTGGCCTCAAGTTCCTCATATTTGCGCTCTTGTGCGCTTGGCCCGTGTTCGTCGCTCATAGCGTCGCCCCATTCGCCGGTGGCCCAATCCTTATCGATCAGTTTGAAGCCCGGCTCAGGCGTCAGTACGTTATAGCCGCGCCACCCGTCGCTTGAGTGCCATTTACTCGTCGCCATCAGCACGCTAGGGTGCTTAGGGTCATAGAATGCGTCTGGTACGTCAGCGCCGCGGTTGACGGCTTCAATTGCGGTCGTGTCTTTGTAAATCATCGTCGTGCCTCCTCTTGGCATTTAATACATTGGTCGATAGTCTCGTGTCCGTTCGAGACGGTGCCGCTTATACTAGGCGCGGCAATCCATGTCCGGTGGCGCTTACAGCGAACAATCAGCAGCCCGCTATATTCGCCTATATATTCGCGCAAGGCGCGCTTTGTCTTTGCCATGTAAATCATGCTATAGCCTCCTTAGTTTCGCCTAGTTCCGGCTCCCATTCGGTGTAGTAGCAGTCGCCGTCGTCGCTGTAGTGTTCGGTCCAGTCACGCTCGCCCTGTTCAATGTCGTCATTGAACGACTTGAATAGGCACGCGCCCTCGTGATAATACTCGTCGCAACAATACACTCCCTCTTGCGTGCCGTCAGGCTTAAAGTTCAGTAGCTTCTTACAGGTCGCGCAACGGCGGACCGTCATCTCCTCTTGCATTATTCAGTTACCGCTTTCCGGCCGACAGCCGTTAGCTTGCCGTCCTTAGTTATAAAACCCTCCTCAATCAGTGCCGCCGCGTTCCGGCCGTACCACCCCTGCAAGCCCCATGCCGCGCCCGTCTTAATCAGGTACGCCCATGCGTTCAATTCATCTAGTGGCGTGTGGCCGTCATCGTCAAAGCCCTCAATGATAGAGCACGCGGTGTACGTATCAGTAATATCGATCATTACAGTACCGCCCATACCACCACCGTGACATACAGTAGCGTTAAAATTGCCGTGAACTCTAGGAACTTTAGCGCCTTACGTGCTAGGACGCCTAGCGCCTCTTTCGTGGTCATTATCTCGTTTTTCATACTAGTTGGCCTCCTTTGGTAGCCAATCACGCCATGCGTCATGCGTGGTTATCAGTTCAATATCGTCAATCGTATACAAGCCCTTGGCTAGTTCAGCGCGTAGCTGTACCATGTTCGGCAAGCTAACGACGCTTCCCCGTTGGCCGTTATATGGCCCGCCGCGATACGTAAAGTATACGCGGATATAATCAGGGCTGTCCCGGTACAAGCGGCGCGCGGTGTTGTGGTCAATCGCCGCTTGCATGTCCTCAATCGTGTTCATGGTCATTACTCCTTATAGTTATGGTTATCGCGTAGTAGTTTCAAACTGTCGTGACTTAGGTATAAAATGCGCGTCATTCCCGGATAGGCCATTAAAGTCGTGGGCAATAATGCCATTTTTCACGTCGTTTGGCATGTCGCTAGTAAGGCACGCGAACAGGTTATGAATGTCGCGGCTGTCGAAAAAATACAGTGCCGCCGCGCCTATCGTGGCCTCTAGTTCGCTACGCCCTTGGCGCGTCATCTCAAAGATGATGTGATGTCGCAACAGGTCCCGCTTCTCAGTCAGTGTTAATTTAGTCATGGTTATAGCTCCTTATCTGTTATGGTTAAAACTAGTGCAATGTATTCAGCGGTTGTTAGGTGCATGTGTTTACTCCTTGGCGGTCCAGTAAAAACGGCCGTCTTCCATTACGTTTGCCAACTCTTTAGCCATGTGTATGGCGTCCTCAATAGTCGCGCCATAATCGTCCGGCAAGTCGTTATCGTCAGTGTCCTCATATTTCCAGTCGATTACGTCCTGTAAGTCCACTAGATAATCAATACCGTCCTTGTCAATAAAATGGTAGTTCATATCCCAATCATGCCGTGGCGTGTAGACGCTGTAGCGTTTGTGGTTAATTATCGCGGTTGTCATTAGATAAACCTCACGTCAGTCTCAGGCAATGTTTCAAGTATTACCTCAAGTTGGCTATAGCGGTGCTTAATATCAAGCGCCACGGCCTTGGCTTGTACATATTCAATATCGTAGACCGTCAAGCTATAGGACAGTTCAAGTTCCCCGGCATAATAGCCGTCGCTTGCCGTCAAGTTCCACCCGGCCACGTTGCGATTATTTGCAATTTCTACTAAGTCGCGTAACAGTTTCGTCTTTGGCGTACTCGTGCCGGTGTTGTTTATATAAGTGCTAAAAGTGATTTTATAGTTCACGTGCTTTGGCCTCCTTATGGCGTATTCGCTTACGTTTATCGTGATGTGCTACCGTTGCCGCCTAGATTAATATTCGCGGTGGTGGTGTGCTTGCCACTGGATACAGCGTAGCGCAAAACGTGCTACATTGCAACACGTATTATACCATTTGATATAACAATGTGTTGCATAACAGAGGTAGAGTGATTGTTGTGAAATTGTATAAATTCGATCGATATGGCGGTTATCCACAATTTGTAGACAGTTTCAAACACCCTAAAATAACAGAGGTAAAACCGTTTGTAGACACTTTGCCACTTATTAATTATAATAAAAGCTTGACAGCTAGTACCCTATAGCACCCCTGTTACGGACCGTGAAGCAAAAAAAAGTTAATTAATTAGAACGTAACTGTCTACAAATTTGAACTCCCCTGTTATTTGAAAATTTGAAAGTGTCTACAAGCTGTGGAAAACTACATTTTGACAACGTTGGAACACGACGTTGTATAATAGGCTTATTAGAACATTGGATATTGATATTGCAAACGGCCGCCTATGGCCGCGCTTGACGTGCCCGCCGCGCGCTCTGAAACAGGACAACGTGCCCGCTTGTGCCTCATCGACCGGCGGGGGGGCAGTGTTGTGCCGGGCGCGGGTTTTGGGCGCTCCATCAATCCCAAATTTTTTTCTCATTTTTCCAAATAATATTAAAAAATATTCCCTACCAATGTCAATTATCCCTCCTAGTATAGTGCCCCGATCAAACGAAAATCACCATATATAGCGCTTGCAAATGTGATTAGTAAGACTTATATTTAGTAGCACATGAAAACACAGGCAGATACTCAGGAAATCCCGAAATGGGTAGATATAATCAAACGGCTTCGTCGGGACCTTGACGAGACCCAAGCGCAGTTCGGCGAGCGCTTCGGGGTGACGCAATCAGCCGTGGCCCAGTGGGAGGCAGGGACCACCGCCCCTCCGGCCGCGGTGCTGTTACTGGCAATGGAGCGGTCCGCACACATGACCAATACGGTAACATAACGGTAGAACAAAGCAGCATAAGAGGGTAAAAACAAATGGCAAAGCAGACTATGGGGCTACTGGACCAAGACGGTCCGATCGACGAGGAGACGGGACGGGTACAACCGGCGACGGTGGTGGCTCGGCGGGCGCTTAAGGTGATGGAGACGAGCAGCTTCGTCCGGTTCAAGGGGCGCTGTCTGGTACTGGTCCAAGACGGGGGGTTCCCGCATTACGTGCCGCTGCGCAAGGAATACTTCGACCAGATCGCCTATGGGACGTGGGGCGGGCTGACCCGGGGACAGGTGAGCGACATGTATGCGTTCGTGCAGAATACCGCGCCCGACCTCAACGCCAACGCCAGCCTGATTGCCTTTGGCAACACCGCCATGCCCGACGATTACGACCCGTTTTCCGACGGTCCCGACAAGACCTCGCGGGCGACATGGTTTCAGCCGGTGGTCTGGGACATGCAAGAGCTGACGTGGCGGCCGGAGTGCGCGCCGGTGGATTGCGTCTGGCGCAGTCCGTATTCGCCGCTGGGGTCCCCGGCTGAGTTCATGTTTATCGGGGACCAGCTTGACGAGGGGCGGCCCCGGATTAAGTTTATATTGGACCTCGCCGGGGGGGACTTCGGGCTGTATGACGACATCATGCAGAGCATGGCCCCGATCATTATGGATAAGAAGCCTGACGGCGTGGTGTGGTGGGTCGGTAACGGGGCCAACGGTAAGAGCACCCTGATGGACGCGCTGTATCGCATGTTCCCGGGCCACTTCGCCAACATCACCGTCAAGCGCCTGACCGACGGCCGCGACAACCCGAGCCTCAACGGGGTGCTGGCTAACATCGTCAAGGAGAGCAGCGAGGGCCGGGTGGACGACACGGAGGTGTATAAGAGCCTCGGTACCCACGAGAATTTTGAGGCCCACAAGTTCCACTCGCAGGAGAGCATTACCATTAACGGCAATATCCACACGATTTTCTCGGCCAACACCATTCCCGCCTTTAACGACAAGGGCCACTCCGCCAAGCGCCGGACGTTTATCATTCCGTTTCGGGAGCAGTTCGAGAGCGACCCCGACTTCGAGCGCAAGACCTTTACGCCGGAGTTCTTCGCGACCTTGGCCCGCGAGATGGGCCGCTACGCCAACATATTGAAGCGGCAGGGGTATCGCTACAAGTGGAGTGCGATCACGGCCGGAGCCAAGGAGGACTACGACCACGAGGCGTCAAATGCGGAGGAGTATGTGCGCCAGATGGTCAATCAGGGGTTGGTCGCCTTTACCGGCTTCCACCCGATCAAGATGGATTACGAGAACTGGTGCGCGGACGAGGGGTATGTGCCGCTCGGTATCACCAATTTGCGTAAGGCCATGCGCGCCGCGGGCTTCGAGGACACCACGACCCGCAAGGACGATGGGTCAGTCACCCGCCTGTATCGCCTCAGCACGATCGACGCCAAGGCCCCGCTGGAGATGATGAGCCTCGGCCGACCCGGCCTGTTTACCACCTATGGGTTCGTGACGCCGGAGAAAAAGGCGGAAGAAGCGGAAAAAAAGACTAGACAAACGACCATACTTGATGGTAAATGGTAAGCATGGACACTTTAACACAAACACTCCACTACGTCTTTCTTCACATGACGGGTATCGACACGCAGCAGTCGTATTTCTATGACTTCTGGTCGGGGATTGCCACGCAGCTGAGCGTCTTCGGCGGCGTCCTCGCGCTGTATTTCCACAAGAATTGCCATGTCCGGCTCTGCCCGCGCCTCGGCCACCCCAATACCAACGGCGTCGTTTACTGTAAGAGGCATAACCCCGATGGACCCGTTTCACGGTAACGGTTATGCGTTCTGGTCCGGTATCGGCAACGATATACCCGTCTTTGTGGCGGGCTATATTTTTGCCTTTCTTCCCCACATGGTGATGACGTACCGGTTAAACCGGTGCCATTACCACCGCTGCTTTCGTCTCGGCCACCACCCATACCGGCATTACAAATACTGTAAGCACCATCACCCGGAGGAGATGATTTTTCGCGTAAAAAAGTAGACTGAAAACAACTTGGCAACAGCAAAACTACACAAAAGAGGGGAAAAACAAATGGAAACAACACCTGATACCACCAATGTCGTGTATCTGGACGAATACCGCCGGGCGAAGTGGCTTACGGACCTGAAGCGCACCCGCACGATTGGTGGTATCGCTATATTTAATCAAGAGTACGCCGTACCCGCCGAGGTGATCGCTTTCCCAAGCGCGGAGGGTGAACCTGATGGGGCAGCTTGACCGACACCATATCTTGCATTACCGGCAGGAGTGGACACTGCGCCCCGGGGCCGAGAAGCTTCGCGAAAGTCGGCCGCTCGTCCCGACGCTGCCACGCGAGGTCCACAACGAAATCCACGCTAACTGCCCACCGGTACCGCTCCTTGGCTACCACGCGCTCGCTCGCACCGTCAAGCTCTACCGCCCGCTGATGGGCGACACGCTCGGCAGCATGGACAATCTGATGTTCGCTATCGAGGAGGCGGCCGATCACCCTCGGTCCCACCCGATAGAGCGCGACTTGGCTGAATTGGCAATCCAAGCCGTCGATTTACAAAGGCCATACATAAAAGAGGGACTACAACATGGAAACACCACAGTGGAAATCGCCGCGTAAGATCGAGGAGGAGGTGAGAGCCTACCGGTCGAAGCGCTTTGAGGATTACATGAAGATGGAGGACCGGGGCGAGATCGAGCGCAGCATTGCGATTACGGCACTGCGCGAGGAGATCGCATATTCCGACCAAGTAACGGAGATGGCTAAAAATGGAAACCTTGCGGCCTGAACCTGTTACTATCGAAGAAGTACAGGCTGCGATCGAGGGGGTGAACGAGCAAATTCTCCTCCTCGAGATACAGCGTGAGCGGTATGAGAAGATGGGACACCATATTATAGAGGTAATGATGGGGATTGAATGACCGATAGCGACCAAAGCAAGTTAGCAGCGTTCCTGCGCGAAGTGTCCAACTGGAACTGGGAGGAGTTCTGCAAGGCCGAGAGCGACCCGCAGTACACCACCAATCAGGCGGTGATCTTTGCGCTTATCCGGGCCTGCGTCATGGAGAAGATGGACGCGATCAAGCTGGCGCTGAACCGTATCGACGGTAAATTAAAGACGCCGGTACGGATTGAAATGCCCAAGGTATTTTATCGTTATCCGATGGCCCAGCTGCCGCCGGAAGACCATTCTAAAAAGCAAAATATTTCACAGCTTTTGCCAACCGGGGACGCTAGTATAGGCAGTGAGGCAGTCATACCAGAAGCCGAGCCAGAGCCGGAGCTTGCTACCCTCTCTCTCCGGCAAACGCTCAGCAAGATGGCAGACCACCCACGCCAAGTACCGGAAGCGATCATTGCCTACGCGACCGCTACGCAGAAATGGCTCAACGGGACTGGTCCCATGCCCGATGAGAAACCGTTGGTGAAGTCCGTTGTCGCGGCTCACCTGCTAAAACTGGCCCAAGAACGCAACATCGACGCGTTAAGTGAAGTATTCGATCAGGTCGATGGAAAGCTTGTCGAGACCATACAGGTGCTCGGCGAGGATATTTGCATTACTGACTATTCACTTACCGCGCCCGATGGGGCATACTTAGGCCCAGATGGCGTCCTGCGTATGGAAGCCGTACAAGCCCAAGATATATGGGCACAGAAGTTAGGCAACCGCAATGGATAGTAGAATTTATGATAGACAATTTTATTTGGTATGCAGCAGAAATCTCTCAGGCGGAACTCGCCTTGATCTGTCTGTGGGTCGCGATTAAGCTATGGAGAAGCGACTTCAGAGCAAGATTATTCAGTGGCTTAAAAGCCAAGGCGGGTACGTTATTAAAGCGCAGGCCGGTCCGGGCGTCCCGGTCGGCTGTCCCGACATCATCTGCCTCTATAGAGAACGCTGGTGCGTGATCGAGGTTAAGGCTGATGAGCACGCAAGAATGCAGCCCGGACAGCAGGCGACCCTCGATTGGCTCGGGGGTCAGAACATGCACGTCTATAAGGCGTGGCCGGATAACTGGCTAGAAGTAAAATCGCTATTGCAGCGACATTTCTTTTAGCATATTATTAGGGTATAACCTAAGGGTTCCCTTTAAAAGTCGGAGATGTGAAGCAGGCACACACCCCGAAAAAGGGGCCGACAATAAGAGAGGGAAACACTCATGCCTGCATCAGCAAAGAAACCAGTTAGCGCTAAAGCCGCAATGGCAGTTGCTAATCTGCTCAAAAAGGGTGGCGCGAAAGCTCCTGCCGTCAAAACTCCTGTTAAGGCCACCAACGCAGTTGCGCCTGACGCAGAGGACGCTATCGACGGCGGTGCCGACGAAGCGACGGAGTAGGCCATGTATCAGGGCGGCCCTATTAACCTACAAGGTGGCGGTGGCGTTAGCTTGCAGGGCGGTGGTAGTCCACAGTCCACTGTTAATGGTGCCAACCTGAACACAACCGTTGCTCCCGGTAGTAACGGTTATTTTTGGAAAGGCTCGAACGGGCAGGTTTACGTCCAAGGCTCTAGGGGCATTAACGCCGCTGGCGCATGGGACCCGAACACGGCTAACTACTGGAGCAGCCGTGGTTTTCGCCAGACGGCCGATAGCCCGTCCGGTCAGCCGAATACCAATACTGGTGGCGGCGGTTACGGTACGAACACTACATCTGGTGGCGGTAGCGGTGCAGCTGCCCCTGCCGTCCTTTACCCGGACAAAAGTAATGATATTACGCTCCAGAATGCTGGTCTCGGCCAAGTGGACTCTACTCAGAACAGGGGCATTCAGACGATCGAGGACGCATGGAACAAGATCAACGGCCAGTATTCCGACGACTTGAACACTGCCGGAACCGAGTACAACAACGAGACGACTGACAACACCAAAGACCTCCAGACTAACAAGCAGACCGCGCTTGAGCGTGGTGTACAGGGTCGCCAAGGGCTATTCGGCACGCTCGCAAGCATTGGCGCGCTCAACGGTACCGGCGTCGAGCTGGCTAACCACGCCGTCCAGCAGGGCGCGAACGAGGACCTGACGACAGCCGCCAACACGTATGCAACCAACCAGAACTCCCTCGATAACGGCTACCAAGCCTACAAGAAGCAGGAGGAGCGGTTGCAGTCGCAGGCTGAGACGGCGAAGACCAACAATGAGGAGCAGGTCAGAAATGACGCGGCCAAATCTCGTCAGCAATACCTCACCAACCTTGCGAACGACTACCAAGCCGAGGGCAAGGTCGATCAGGCCAAAGGCTACGCTTCACAGGCGGCAGCGCTCTTTCCGAGTATTGCGGCGACGAACGTACCAACGATTAACCTTGGCTACTCTGGCGGCTCCTACGCGGCTCCTACGCTTAGCCAGTACGTTGGCAAGGCGAATAATACGACCGTTCAAACGACGCCGGGCAGCCATGTACCGGGCAGTACGTTCAATATTCCGGGTCTTGCAGCCCTTAACAAGCGACAGGGGGCATAATGGACTTCTTCGGCGGCCTGAGTAATATCTTCCACTCAATTGGGCATTTCCTCGGTATGGGGGGCAACGACGCCCCAACTAACAATCCACCCCAGAACTCTGGGTCAAATTCCATTTCACTCTCGACGGGACCGGCTGCTGGACAAAGTTACAACCAAAACCAAAACCAGAACCAACAAAATCCTTACTTACTTCAAAAAACACCTCAACCACAAAATCAACAGCAGCAAGATCAACCGCAAGCACCGGCCCCGTCCCTGAATTTATACCAAGGTCCTCAGCACAATGCGCCATTGACCGTCGCCGACGCAGCTAAAGCGCCTCTGCTCAAGGCACCCCAGCAAGTAGCGCCGCAGGCTCCTCAGAACCCTAACGGCTTCCTGAGTGGCGTCGAGGACTTCGGAAAGGGCCTTATCAAAGCACCGGTCCAACTACTAAACCAAGCGGGCAGCGAGCTTGCGAACGTCGGTGTCACCGGCAAGACGGAGTATGACCTGCTTACCCACGCCGATCAAAAGACGCTCAACAACGACTTTGCCATGGAAAAAGCCGGTAACGGCTCTTATGACAAAAAGTCTGGCGGCCTGCTCAACATGGGTACGATTACTAGCGCCGATGAGGCTAAAAACCCTGATCTTGCCCAGACTTCCAAGGAATTTGGTGGCAACTTCATTCAGAATGCCGCCATGCTCGCAACGGGCGGTGTCGATGGCCTGATCGAGAAAGGGGCTGCAAAGCTTCTCCCTGAAGCCACGAACCTCGGCGGGAAGATCGTCGCAAATCTTCTACCAAAAGCCGCCACCGGTGCGGTCGTTGGTGGTGCGGCAGGCGGTGGTCAGGCACTCGAGGACGGCACTGACATTCTCAAGGGTATGGGCATAGGTGCTGGGACGGGCGCAGTTGCCGGTCCGATCATCGGTAACGTCGTCAACGGCTCGGCACAGCTTCTCCGCAAGGCAATCCCGGGCATAGTCGATATGCTCCACGGCGGTGGCGACACGGCTGAGGGCAGCATGAACACGGCCACCGACAGCAAGGTAGCCTCCGGCGTCCAGCAGCCAGACGAGATTGAGCCGGGCATTAAGTCAGTCAACCCGACACAGGCGCAAGACGCCTTGCAGGTTATCCAGCAAAAAGAGGCTGAGCAGCTTGCTTCCAACCCGCAGCCCGCAGACACCCAGTCTGGCGAGCAAACCCAGCCTACCGGGACAGATACACAGCCCGCTAACGGCGAGGGGCAGCCTACTACCGTTAATCCGCAGCAGACCGAGCAGGGCACCCCAGCAGACGAAACACAAACGCCTAACAATCAGCCCGCACAACCGGTACAGGGTCCTCGACCAACAGGCGGACCAACGGCACCGAACGCGCCGAATATTCGCGCACAGGCTCAAAAAGACCTCGAGGCCATCGGTAATCAGGTCGATAAGGAAACGTCTAGCGCTGTTGGTAGTACCAAGGAGCATGACGTACTTAGTAACCAAGACCTTAACGACGCTGCTCAGCGCTACACCCAGAGCATGTCTGACGATGAGATCAAGCAAGCTACGGCACATGGTATGACGGTCAATGGCGCAGGCGATATTGCGAAAGCCTACGCAGTCATCAAACGGCTCGGTCAGATGGCCGCCAACGGCGACGAAGAAGCGCGGGGGCTTATCCCGGGTATTCTTGATAGCATCGAGCAACACGTCTCTGGCGCAGGTCGCTCGATGAACTATACCGGTGCCATGCTCGACAGCTTACCAAAAGAGGCGCAGCTTGAGTACATCGTCAAGGACATCAACCGTACCCGAACTAACGCGGGACTTGAACCTCTCAGCGACGCCGAGGAAGCAACCGCTCGCGGAAACATCACGAAATACCTCACAGAAATCGAGCAGAGGCAAGACGCTGCTGCCGGTGCTAAGGGGTCGATCGAGGAGATCATGGCTCGCGCTGAAAAGGGCGAGGCTACTCAAGACGACCTACGGGCCATTTCCGACTACCAGAAAACGGCAGAGGAGAACACCCGGGAAGCTAACCAGCTTAAGACGCAGGTTGGTAAAGAGTACCTCCAGTGGGCACCACAAAAGGGTAACTTCGCTAAGGCGGCTGGTGACTTTGCTCGATCATCAATGCTGACCAAGGTAACGGGCCGATTAAGTGACATTGCAACGACGGGAATTAACGCCGCTCACTCGCTTATCCAGAACACTGTCGAGAACGGCATGGGCAAGCTGCTCAACAAGGCCACCGGAACTCCGGGCCGCTTTAGCGATACGCTCCCGAGCGCCAAGGTTATGATACAGGGAACCGGTCAGGGTGTGCGCGACATGACCTCTAACTATGAGGGCAACGTAGAAACACCCGACCTCTACTCAGCTATCCGACAACAGGGTATGGGTGGTAAGTCACAGCTTATGAATGCCAATAGCGGTAACGCCGTTTCACAGTTCGTCCGCAAGACTGGACACGCCATGGCAGAAACCGCGACAAACCTCTCAAAAGGTGTGGGGACGAACAAGATGTACCAGATGGCGTCTCAGGAGGCAAAGCAGATGGGGCTTGAGGGCGATCAGGCGAAAATCTGGACCGCTGGTCGTGTCGCCAACCCAACCGCTCAAATGCAAAAAGCTGGCGATCAGCTTGTCGATGAAGTCAACAACATGAATAATAACCCGCTTACCGAGGTAATGAGTAAATGGTCGAAAGCATTTACCAACACCAAACTCGGGAGGTGGTCTGATAACAGTGGTCTTGGCAAGCTTGGTGAATTTGCTGGCGAACAAATCCGAAACATCGTAGCCCCGTTCACCCGCTGGGCCGCTGGTGCCGCGTGGAACGGTGCAACCGATAAGAATGCCGTCGCCAACCTCGTGAAGATCGTCGGGCAGGTCAGCATGAAAGATGGAAAACTAAGCATTAAGGACCCACAAGAACTGGTCCACCAGCTTGCCGGGCTGACAACCAATACTGCCGGTTCGATAAGCGCAGGCTACGCTCTTGCGTCAAATGGCCTTATCTCCAGTACCAACGCCGAGGGTTACAACGACGAGGGCATGTACCTCCACGTTGGTAGCCACTATATTCCGATCGGCTTCCTCGGCTTCTTCGCTCCGGGTATCATCATGGGTGCAGCCGCTCACCAAGCTATGACCGACCCAGACCCGAACAAGTCTGTTATTCAGAAGATAGGTGAGGCGGCGAGCACGACGTTTGACTCAATGGCTCGTTCTGACCTGACCAACACCATGCTCGGTGGTAATAACGAGTTCGTCAAGCAGGTTCAGGAATTCCTACAAAATAAGAATGGCATTACTGGTCCTGACGTAGCCGCTACAGCTGGAGCCGACGCTGCCGGTTCGTTCATTCCGGGCGCAGCAGGGGACGTGAACACTGCGATCAACCAATTCAACCTTGGCAATTTAAATCCGAACCATGAGCCGGGTCTTACGAAAGTCACGAACGGCGAATTGGGTCAGATCGATAAAAACGGTGCACCATCAACCGCTAAGAACATTCCTGCTTCTGCCGGTATGGCACTTCTGAACAAGATACCAGTCGCCGGTCAGCTGCTCGTTCCTCGTAACCCGGGCGTGGCTGCTAACGACCTCACAAGCAACATCACCCGTGGCGACAACGAAAGCCCACAGCAGGCCGAGGAGAACGCTAAAATTGCTCAGCTTCCAGTTAAGGACCAGCAGACCGTTCGGACTGCCCTATTGAAGACAAACGGTGCAGCGCAAGAAGAAGCTAACCGGACGATCGCCGCCATGCCTGATGGCTCACTGGCTAAGGTCAAAGCAGAGCAGGCCGCTGGCAAGATGGCATTTACGAATAGTCAGAACTCACCGATCGACACGGCAATCCAGAACGCACAGCGGTCCGACCAAGTGTCTCAGTTCAAGAACTCTAACAGCAAAATGCAGACGATTGACGGCAAGACGTATGCGAACATTGCCGGTCAGACCAAGACGTTCTCTACGCCGCAGCAGGCTCAGCAAGCGCTCGACTTCCAGAAGTTCAAGGATAGCGGTAAGGACTTCGATACCATTAACGGCGTCGTCTACCAAAAGGGTTCAGATGGCAAGTACGCAGCGCCGATGGAGCAGAAAGATTACGACTACAAACAGGCGACCGACAGTATCAAGTCCGCAAAAGATAACCACGACCTTAACGGCACGCTGGCCGGACAGAGCAAGCTGCTTGATAACATTACGTGGCAGCTCAATCACGCCAACCTTACGAACGGTGCTCGCGACAGCCTTATTAGCACCGCGGCTAAGACACAGGCTGAATACAATAAGTATGCGCTATGGGGCAGCTTCACGAAGCCAAAGGGCGCGCCGTCATACGACCCAACCTTTACGGGTGGCTCACCGAAAACGACCCAGTACATTAAGAACATTCAGGAAGCCGGTGCGAAGTACGGTGTTGATATTAACGCACTTCTCTCTGTCGCGGCCCAAGAGGGACTTGGCGGCGGCGTGGGCGATAACGGTACTAGCTTCGGGCCATTCCAAATGCACGAGGGTGGCGCACTACCTCAGGGCAAAGATCAGGCATGGGCTGAAAGTCCAGAGGGTGTTGACTACGCCGTTAAGCAGATCGCGAACGTGGCTAAGGGTAAAGTCGGCAAGGACGCGATCAACGCCATCGTTACACAGTTCGAGAAGTCCGCTAACCAGCCAGCAGAAATCGCCAACGCGCTCTCCGTCTACGAGGGCGGCACCGCGAACCTCGCCACCGGCTCCGGTATTGGCGCAGACATTACGGGCGGGGCAGCCGCTAAGGCAAGCGCAAGCAAGGCTGCTTCACTCATCAAACAAAACACGATCGGTTCCCTGCCACAAATGGCTCGAGAGAGCTTCATTGAGAACGGCATGGTGAACAAGCCTATCACGCCAAATATCCCGCAAATCAAGTTGACGGACCCACAGACGTTGATAAAGGTGCACAAAATAACAGTAGGTATGCCTAAGGCATAAGAGAGATGGTAGGATAAGATCATGGGACCAAATGGCACACTAATAGGCTCACCGACGGCACAGCTTGAGGCGTTCGCTCAGAGCGTCTATAAGATGATTAAGAACCGCTACTATGACGACCTCAATTCTACTGACGGCCAGAACTTCCTGAGCCAAGTCACCGACTGGCTCAACGAGTTTATCGATGAGCTTGAGTACGAACTCAATTCAGACGGTGAACCAATTGACTGGATTTGGGTGCGCAAGCCAAGCGTCAAGCTCGGTACAGCTGTTACTGGTCAGAATTTTATTACTTGGGACGCAAACTCCTACAACAACCTCATTACCGGGCAAGACCGTTTCGTACAAATAATTGACGCAAATGGCAACGTTAAGGCACAGTTTACGGTTGTCGCTCCGGCCGACCTGAGTAACGATAATACTCGCAATAGCGACGACTTCTGTACGCTGGTCAACGGCAACATCATGTTCAGCCGGGCATTCAACGCGGCTGAGAACAACCTCTCTGTCGTCGGCGACGTGACGGCCTACCTGCCACGCGTTACGACAACTATCAACCCTACGACGAAATTGCTCGTCGCTACCAATGTCGATATTTTCAAGACCGTCAAGCCGCTGACGCTGTTAAAGCTCGGTACGACCAAGAACGCTATCCTACCTGACATCGTTCAGGGCGGTCTGAACCCAGCCTACACGCAGAAGTACAACGACCTCCTGACGAATGCGATTAACCGTAGTGAGGCGAGTGCGGTTGCACCAACTGCTGACTACACTGAATATGGTGCCGTGAGGGGTGTCGGCTTCTAATGATTACCGGTAAGATCGCCTCCGTCCCGCAAAAAGAGATCACGTCCGTTGATGTGCTCAACTTTGCGAGCGGGCTAAACCTCAACGGTCCGCAGGTAGCTGCTACTAACAGTTTCGTGGACAGCAAAGATGTTATGCTGACGCCTGACGGCTATCTCGTCCCACGCCCGGTTATGACACCATTCCTCCCCGATACTGTCGATAAGGTTTACCAAATCTATCCAGTCCTCTGGCAGAACAAGATTTACTACGTCACGGCTGACGCCAAGACGAAAGGTAATACCGCTGGTCAGATCATCTACTGTCAGGAGGGCGACCCCTCTTGGACGGTAGCTGGCGCAGTTACCGGCTCGACGAACAGCGTCACTGTCAACAACGGCGGTAAGCCTGAGTTCGTTCGCGCGCTCGATACGGTGCTGATACTCAACGGTGAGAACGGTGACAAGCTGGCTGAACTCCAGCTCGGTACGACGTTCAAAGTGTCGAAGTATACCCCGATTGCCGACCCATCAGCTCCTCTGACCGCTACGGCGAACTCCGGCATGACGATGGCTGCCACTACTTCGAGCACGAACCCGTACCCGATCTACTACGCTTACACGTATACCACCTCTACTGGTGAAACCAACCTATCACCTATCCTGACTGAGTATACGAGCGTCACCCGCGACCAGTGGGAGAAGCAGACCACGCCAGCTAAGCTGACCGTCACCCGTCCCGGCACCGCGCCAACGGGCGCTCAGAACTGGAACTTGTATGTTTCGATTGCCGCTACTGCCGGGTCTATTACTAGCGACAACATGCTTCAGCTCGCTACCGGGCTTGACCTCAACCAGACCGTATTTAACGATGACGGCACGCTGGCTATCCAGCTCGGCGCACCAGCTCCGACATCGAACTCTACCGATGGGCCACGCGTCTCACACGGTATCGTCGAGGAGGGCAACCCTATCCTCTTTGGCGACGTGGACAACCGCAGCAACATCTGGATTGGCGGTGGCGGCCAGAACGCCCTGACATTCAGCTCAGCGCTTGGCGGCTATAAGGCCCAGCCGAACCTCGGCACCAACTTCCAAGTGACGCAGGTAGTCGGCTTCCGCAACGGTCAGGGTATTCCAAGCCTGACGGTCCTCTTTAGCAACACGCAGGGACTTGCCGAGCAGGCAGTGCTTGAGCAGCAAACGATCACCTATGGCAACCAGACATTCACCGTCTGGGGCGTCATCAGCCAGCACTATGGTGCCGCAGGTGTGGCCGCAGCCGACAGCGCGATCAACTACAACGGTAAGCTCGTCTTCATGGGCACCGACGGGATTATGAGCATGAACACGCAGCCGCTTCGCCAGAACGTGATCTCGACCGAGAACCTGACGATCAAGATGATGAGCAGCTATGTCCAGCAGATCAAGAACTCAGCCATGAACACCATCGTTGGTACGGCATGGGATAACCGGTTTATGTTCACTATGCCGTCGGGCGGCTTCGATACGCCACAGGAAATCTTGGTACTCGACGACAACCAGCAAGTACCAGAGAATAACAATAATGGTGCATTTTACACCTACGACATTCCAGCCGAGTGGATTGGCGTGGTCAGCCCGGCAAACGAGGCCGCATTCATATACGTGGTTCAGGGCAATCACTCCTACAAGCTCCAAACCGGCACCGCGACATTTGATACCAAGGCAGGCTTACCAGCACCGTTTAGCACTAGCGCGACCGGGGCTTTTATCCCGATGTCGCCAAATGGTGCTCGCAACCACTGGCAGGCCGACGTACAGGCAATGTTCTATGTCATGGGCCTTGTCGGCACTATCACCGTCGGCGTCACCTACCGTAACCAGAATGGCAAGCTGAAAACCAAATCGAAGACCTATATCGGGCCAAGCTATGTGCCATCGACCTCTGGTGGTTGGGGCGATACGCAGTGGAGTTACACGGCGTTTCCGGCCATTCCCGGCTGGCGTGGAAGCCCAAAGATCGACACCTCACTAGTGGCAGTTCAACCGTTGGACGTTCGTATCCCGGTACAGATCGACGACATTATGAACGAAGCTCAGTGGTGGTTCTCAACTGAGGCTGGGTACAACAACTTTAAAATAAGGGCTATTAACTTCGAGGGCATAAATCTTGGCGTTCGACCAGATTTGCAGTAGAGTAAGCATAAGGATAAAAAAATGCAACCAAATCTAAACTTCGCAAATCCACAATCACTTGCCATAGGCGGGGACCCACATCTGGGCGACCCAAACATGTCGGCGCAGGGGTTGACCGTTCCTAACCCACAGGGTATCAACATGAGCGAACTCATCAATGAGTGGAACATTGCGACTGAATATGTCCGCCTCTACACGCGTGATTTCAAGTACCTCGACGACCTCGTAGACGGCGTACCGCTCCAGCACGACCCGAAGAACCCATTTGTCGGTGACACCACCCTGCTCGGTGAAGTAAAGTCTATCCCTCGTGATAGCCTCCAACAGCTCCCCGTCATCACCATGTCGATCAACGGCACGAAGAACTCAGTCGCGGCGCTGCTTGCCACCTACCTCTTAAAGCACACCGCTTTCAACGAAGACACCTTTGGTAAGGGCTTACTCTCAACGCTTCAGATCGGTGCTGAGCAGGCATTGTCTCACGGGTACGCACCGTTCATGGTCGCGACCGGTAGCATGTTTAACAACTTTGGCACCACCTTGAAGCTGCTGCACTACATGGATAACGCACCAGAGCCGGGCATTCAGGACCACAACGAAACTGGTTTTGACTACGTGGTTGCTAACCTGACGCCATCTCGTGTCCGTAAAATCCTCAAGGCCGCCCTGCGTAACCCAGACACCACATGGAACGTTGCGGCCCTGAAGCAAGTGCTCGCTAGCACACCAGTCCCACCGACCTATTCGATCTACGAGGGCGCTGCCCGCATGAACCAGCCGGGCGAACAGAGCGGTCCGACCTACCAGTTCGTTACCCGTTACGAGACCGGTCCAGAGTCAACGATTATCACATTTTGTCCACAGGTTTCTGAGGCACCGCTGCGTGTCATGGATAGCCGCTCGAAGTGGGGCTACCCTCGTGTTATCTACTTGGTTATCGACCCGGCAGCTCTGACACCATTCGGCCAGAGCCGCGTTCGTCTGGCTAGCCCGAACGTGAACCTGATGAACATTTATTACGGTCAGATAGCTGCCATGCTCCTGCTTAATAGTAAACCGCCGATCTTTCAGAAAGGCCGCTTCTCGACGCCGGTTGTTCTTAAGCAGGGGGCGGTCTGGAAAGCTCTCGACCCACAGGCAAGTGCCGAACTTAAGAATATGGACAACGGTTCACTCGAGCAGTTCACGCCGATGGCCCAGTATTTCCAAGCACAGATAAAGACCGTTATGGGCCGCCCAGCTATGAGTGGTCCCGGCGCACCGGGCAAGACG